ATGTTGTTCGACACATACAAGGTGAAGCGGTCGATCATGCCCAGCTTGCCGTTACGCAGCGGGGAAACATCGTCACCGGTCAAGTAGGCTTGACGCAGATCCGAGCCCTTGAGCAACGAAGCGAACCAAGGAGCAACAACCATCCAGCGACCATCTTCTGGCACGTTCTGCTCGTCCAGAACCTGACCGCAGTTCAGAATGGTTTCGAGCACGTTGGTGGTGTCAACTTCCACAGGAGCGCCTGTCTCACCCAGATTGATGTCGCCAGAGATAGCGCCAGCAGCGGTACCTTGGTTAGCGGCAGCAACATCAGGAGCCACGTTGTTCAGAACGTCGCCGTCGATAGCGATCTTCATCTGCTCGGAAGCATCGTTGGTGAAGATGTCCATCAGACGAACGTCGGCCTGCACATCATCCACATCGTCAACGATGACGGAGAAGTACTTACCCTTGTCGATCGTCAGCTCGATCGGAGTCGAGGTCGGAACCTGATTCGACAGGTTCATACCCTTCGTGTAGTTCGAGATGGTGATCGTTGGGATCGAACGGATGTGGATCGTGTCGCCCTGATTCTTGATCTCGCCTTCCCAATCGTTGTTGGTGATTTCAGCGAGAACGGTGCTCTTGTAAAACTTGACCTGAAGCTTGCCGCTCCAAATCTCAGGAATGAACGCTGAACCGGAAGGGTTGGCGTTGTACGAGTACTGGGGATAACCAGCGGATACTGGAACTGCCATTTTATTTCTCCTAACATATAGCAGTACCGCTAATACCTAAGGGCTAACGAATGCGCCCTTCGATCGTTGCGGCGTGGATTTCGGATTCCATCGCCACCATTTCCTTCGCTGAGATTTCCCCGCGTCGAGCTGCAGCGTAGAAGGCTGCGATCTCTGGACGGGTGAAGATTCGTTTACCGGCAGGCGGCTGCACGACACGATTCGTATCGGGCGAAACCTGCGCGGCTAATGCTTGGGAACTGGGGGCGGTGCGTTGTTGCTGCGTGGCTTTCCACTTGGTAAAGAACCGCGCAACGCGCTCTGCATCCTTAGCTGCTTCTGCTTCGGAAAGGAGGTCTTGACGGGTCTTGCCTGTCAGCTCGTCGTATTCATCAAGCCACTTCAAGAAGCCTTCATCGGAGTTGATCGTTACCCAGTCAGGCGCAATACGACCCAAGGTGTCGAAGAAGTTGACCTCTACGGACTTGGCTGTGGTCTGGTTGACCATATCCAAGCGGCGCTTGAGATCCTCAATCTCCATCTCCTTGGCTGCGACTTGCTCTTGGGCTGCTCGCTTCATAACGTCGAGCAGGTCGTCCCCGTACTTCTCTCTGTCTTCTTGGCTGATGAGTGACTGCTGCGGTTTTGCCGCCTGACTCTTCAGACTTTCCATCTGTTGCTGAAGCGCTTCGATTTGAGTGCGAAGCTCGCGGTTGTCCGCCGCTAAACGCGGGACCTCAGCTCTGTACTTGCCCTCGATGACCTTGTACTTGTGTTCCCATGTGTCATCCTTTTGTTGCGAGTCTGGCAGCTCACCTACCGGTGGAGCAATCGCAACGTCCGGCTGTGGAGCTGGACTTGGCTCAGGATCTGCGTTGGGAGCAGGATCAGGTTGTGGATCAGGTACTGGTTGTGGTTGAGGATCCTCGGCAGGCTTTTCATACACCTGCTTGTGGATTGCTTCGGCCTTTTCAGCCGCCTCTCGAACTGCGCGTGGAATTGCCATAAATTCTCCATGAGCCGAACCTCGAGACGTGCGGAGCCCTCGGAAGGTAGTCCGCCGATACGAGATCAGTGTTCATTACTTGCTGACTAAGACCCGGTCAGCGCGGGTTGCCCTACGGGCTAAAACTTGCGAATGGTTTCTTGTGCGTTGTCAGCTCGCTGTAGGAACTCTTGCAACAGCTGTTGGGCGCCTTGATTCCAGCGGGTTTGCACCTCGTCCTTGGAATAAGGCGTCTGCTCATTCAGCTCGTTGAGAGTCGTCCTCAGCCATTGCTTGACAACTTCAAAATGAATATCACCATCCAGAGTCGCTAGGGCTTGGATGGCTTGTTTACTTGGTTGTGTAATCACTTGGAGGCGTATCGTTTTTCTTGAGCTTCTTTTGCCCTGCGAGCCCTCTCATCTAAAGCATCTCTGCGAGAGGCGTCTCTATCGTTAATGGCTGAATATATCCCCGCAAAAGAATTGTACGGACCGAAACCTTTCTTCGGAACGTCTTTTCTAGGGGCTGGCGCAGCATCTTCTACTTTAGGCGAAGCTGCATTTCTGGCATCAGGATCCTTAGAGGTCCCCGAAAGACGACGCCTATTCATATCATCGTCATTACGTGGAAAGCTCTGGGAGTCAGACCTTTTAGACGACGTGGTGCTGTGCGGGACATCCATGCCATCATCAACCACAGGTTTTGCGCTTTGACGTCGAACTTTCTTAGCGTCTTTTACTGCGGCGCGTTTCGGCGCATCAGAAGATTTTGGCGGCATCGGGGCATCATCGCCTCGGCTCTTCATCGTCGGGTTCGAGAAATCAGCAATCATCCCAGAGGAAGACTTCGGCTTGACGCCGCGATCTGCTTCATCAGCATACGTGTCAGTAACCGGTGGAGGTGTGTTGCCTTCTTCATCGAGGGTACTCATGTTGCGACCAGAGTAGTCACTCGACTGGTTGTTTGTAGGCGTCTTCATATCGCGCTCGAGCATGCCGCGACCAGCACCATACTTGTTGTACGCTGCAGAACCCGGCTGGTCGATGTTGCCTTCTTTCAGGCGCGAGCCCAGACGCTTGAAGCCGTCAACGAACTTCTCGAGGCCGCTCATGTTTGAACGTTCAGCTTCACGCTCGCGGTTCGAAGCCTCCAAGCCCTCACGCTTCAACTGCTCTTCGTCCGCCAACCCACCATCGGCAAAGTTGAAACGCATGCCCTGTTGAGGCTTGACGTTCTCGGAGTGGAAAATAGGACGGCTTGTGATACCCGGCTTGGTCTTCGCTTCGCCGGTTTTTGCCGCGCTCTGGCGCTGCCAATCAGGTACGTATCCCATTCTTATTTCCCGTAATCTTGCATCGAACGACGACCAGTGCCCGACATGCCAGATGCGCAACCAGCCATCCCGCCATCAGCCATCTTCTTGACAGCGCCTTTATGCATCTTCGAAACGTGCGCCTCGACTTCTTTCTTGGCGACCTTCTTCATCTTTGCCATGCCGCCGTCTGCGTATTTCTTCATCATCATTTACGTCTCCTAGATAGAGCCATTCATAACCAACGAGCGAAGCACTTGATCTGCCATCGGCTCAGGAACTTGTCCACCGTCTGCCATCTGCATCGGCTGCATCGTGTTTGCCATCTGCCCACCAGCCGGAGCGCCATCAGGTAGCTGCTCTTGCGGGGCCCCTAGTGCAGGCTGCATCCCTTGCTGTTGTTGCATCTGTGACATCATTTGCTGGATCATCTCTTGAGCCATCACCTGTGCGGCAGCTTGAATCTTCTGCTGCTCGAAGGTGTTCTGGTCAGGAACGATCTTGCTTGTGTCCATCTGCAGACCACGCGCAGCCTCGCGCAGCAGGTATGCCCTGCCCTCGACGCCAGTGATCTGAGAATCAATCGGATTCGCCGTAGCCATGAGGAACTCATTGCGGCGCATCTGGAGAGTCTCTTTGTGTAGGAGACCGATCGCGCCCTTGGCTACAACTTTGAAGTCGCCCTTGATGTAGGGATCAGGGTCGAACATCATGTTGTGCAGATATAGTCTCTGCACAATACCACTTACTATTTTATCTATGTTTGCAACAGCTTGCTTGATACCTTTCGATGCATTGTCCATAAGCATCGACAGACCACTAGCTGTGCGACCTGCGCCACTCACGGCACTGGAGCCATAGACGTAGTTCGGAATACCGGTGACCTCGTCGGCCTGTCGAGCGAACGTGGTGTACACGCTGAGCAGGACGTCGGCGTTCATGTTTGGCTGGAAGAAGCGAACAGCAGGCTGACCACCGCCAGTACGGTCGGAGGTTGTCTGCCAGATCTTCCACGGATAGATGTCGGTCAGCTCCTCGCCATCAGGCAGGCGGTCAACCGCGATCTCAGCCTGAGGGCCGGAGGCAATCCCCATGTTGTTCGCCAAGCTACGAGCTGCGGCGTTGCACATGATCTGGGTATCACGCATGACTTCAGGTAGCGCCACACCCCAGAAGCTGTGAGGCACTTCCTCCCACGAGGAGATCTCATACGGACGCTCGCCCAGCGGATCCGGGTTCAGGATGCACTTCCAGACAATGCCGCCCGTCCACCAGAGGTTCACCTCGTAGGTTTTGTCGGAGACGATCGTCTTGTCTTTGATGCCCCACTCGAGCAGCCACTGCCCATTGACCGAACCCCAGAACTCCACCGTCTCAATCTCGCTGGTGTTGATCGGGAAACGGAACGGCTTGCCCTCGAGGTCGCGGCGCTCACTGTCGCCCTGCAGCCAGCTGCGGTAGCCTTTGCGCCCATAACGATCGATTACGGTAGCCAGAGCATCTTCGTTGACGCCCGGGGTGCCGCTCATCGATTCCAAACCAACAAGGTTCAGACGGTGACGCTGGATCAGGTAGGCGTCGTTCACGCCAGTCGAGGCCGGTGCCGGGAAGATGTCATACGGGCTGACCCGCTCCATCTCTCGCACGAACTCGGTGGTGACAACCGCTTGGAAGTCAGGCCCCCATGCAAGAGCTTTGCGCCGCTTGACGTTTGGCCCCTTCATGACTGCCGTTGGGAACGTAACGAAGTCCGTTATGAAGTTGCGCAGCTCGTCCTTGAACTTGCCTTGGTTGAGCTGATCCTCGATCTTGTCTCCCATGCGACGGGCGGAATCCTCAGCCTCAGCGCGGAGCTTCTGCATGATCGAGTCGTGGACTTCTTCCATCCGGGCGCGGAACGTCTCAGGGTGCAGCTCGCCGCCCTCAGCGATGTAGTCCTCTGCCTCAGTGCGAACCAGATCCACGATCGCCTTCTTCATCTCAG